ATGGCTATGAAGTAAACGGCTATAGGATAACTGGTGATAATTATTTTTTTATTAATTTTTACAGGCTTATTGATCCTAAAACTCTTGTAGAAAACTTCCCAACATTTACTAATGTTCATTATGAATGGTTCCATTATGTAGAGATGTGCGAAAAACTGGGTAAAGACTGCGTAGCATTGAAACCTCGTGGGGTGGGTTGGTCAGAAATAGCAGCTAGTCTTTGTGTTTGTCCTTATTCAACTTTAAGAGATAAAACAATGTTAGCAGTTGCCGCTACAGATAAACAAATACAGCCATTATGGGAAAAAATCTCTACACAATTAAACTGGTTAAATTTAAATACTCAAGGTGGTTATAAGCAATTACGACAAGTTAAAAATTCAGAAGCTGACATGTGGAAACGTGCAAGCATGAAAACAAAGGATGGAGAAGAACACGGTTCAATGTCTCAAATAAAAGGCTTGGTAGCAAATAATCCTAGAAATGTTCGTGGTTATCGTTGCCATAGGTTATTTTATGAAGAAAGCGGATCAAATCCAGTTCTTAAAACTTCATGGGTTCAAGGAGAGGCTCTAGTAGTCAGAGTTGGACGTAAGACAGGGACACGATATGCATGGGGCACGGGTAAAGAATATTTCTTATTTATTAAAAGGAATTCTGCTCCTTCGAAGAGGGATCTTCGAGAGTAAAATCGAGCAAAATCGGTAGAGACTGGAATGTTAATACCGAGGTAAGCGCTTAGATAGCGAATAGGCTAAGCGCCACCGTAGAGCGTAGCTAGTGAACAAATATAATCTAGCCAAGAGTGTTCGACACCTAGAACAGGTGAAAATGTACGCCGAGCTACAGAGAATGGATAATCTGTAGAAGTTGAGGATAAAAAGCCTCAACGATAACATATTGGGTGATAGTGGCCTTGCCCTTCAAGGTTTAGCTGAAATGTTCAATAACCCTGACATTTTCGGTTGTCTGCCATGTTTACATAATTTCACAAATACCAATGAGTTTATTTATTCTGGATTTTTTATTCCTGCTTATAGAATGCATTTTGAATATCTAGACGATAGAGGAGTAACAAATACAGAAAAAGCCCGCGAATGGTTCGATAAAAACCGAAACAGTAAGCTTGACAACCCACAAGCTTTTTTAGAGTATTGTTCCGAATATTGCTATACACCAGATGAAGCATTAGTAAGACAAGGAGAAAATCAATTTAACCAAATATTACTTGCTGAACAGTTGGCAAATATAACTATACACAAGATCATTAAAGAACCAGAACGTGGTTTCTTAATGGGAGGAAATGATGATGGCAAAGGTGGTAAGAATGCCATTATATGGAAGCCAAATGCTCACGAGGGAGATATTTTACTTTTAGAGGAACCAGAACGTGACGAAAACGGAAATATTATTAAAAACTTATATTGTGCGGGTATAGACTCAATCGATATAGGAACGAACGATTCAACAGGTCAATTGGACGTTTCCGATTTTTGCATAGTAATTTTAAGAAGACAACGTGGAATTCAAGAACCACGAATTGTTGCAATATATAAAAATAGACCAAGAGATATACGCATTGCTTATGACAACGCTTTTAGATTGTTAGATTGGTACAATGCAAAATGTGTTCTTGAAAATTCAAGAACTAATATAATAACTTACGCTAGAGAGAAAAAGAAACTTCATCATTTTTTAACTAGACCAAAAGCAACAATTACAAATTTAAAAACAAATACAACAATGATTGGTGCTCCTCCAACAGAAGGAGTGGTTAGACATTATTTGGAGCTTATAGAGCAGTTTATAAATGATTATTACCAAGGTATAGCGTTTGTAGATGTAATCAATGAGCTTATGAAGTACACATACGAGAATAAACGTAAATTTGACATTGTGGCCAGCTTTGGGATGTGTCTCTTAGCCGATGAGGAGCTATTTGCTGCACCCATTGAATCTGTGGCACGTTTAGATAAAGAATGGCGAGATATAGGTTATTATACAGGACCAGATGGAAGAAAACATTTTGGAGCAATACCAATAAGACAAAAAATAATTAAACAAGAATTAGGCGAAGGATGGATGTAAATGAAATTGAAGATGAAATAAAACGCATGTTTGTTGAAGAACGATGCGTAGTTTTTAAAAAAGAACTTTCTGTAAAATATGATCCTAAAACTAGCACTTATGAGTTAAATTTACACTTTAGAGGAAGAGAAAGACCTTGGAGTTTTATTTATCAAGGAACAAAAGAAGATTTCTTAAAATGTGTTAGAGATCAAATAAGAACAAGTCAATTTGACAAAGTCGAGTATTGGGACGGATACAGAATAGAAAAACGAAACTTATGAACAAAGAAGAAATAATAAGGCAAATTGATTCAGCAATTAGTCAGTTAGTTTATTCTAAACGTTCAATTATAAAAGCGTATAATTATTACAATTGTAAGAGAGATCCAGAACAGTTCAGACATCTTGAAGAGAATTACGGCTTAGGAACTCCAACACAAATTGAATTTATACCTTTAGTTAGAAAGCACATTGACGCATTAGTTGGCGAGTATACGAGTATACCTACAAAACCCAAGATTTCATGTAAGGACGAATCGACGTTATCTTGCATGATGCGTGATAAACAACTAGCAATAAATGCTGGGATATTTAAAAACTTAAAAAGCAAATTGAATAATTCAATTTTGCAGATATTCCAACAACAAGAACAACAACAGCAATCAGCAGCAGATCCGTTAATTGAAAAAGAGCTTTCAACTTTAGCCAGTGATATTGAAAAAGATTTCATAAGTGAATATGAAATAGCAGCGCAGAATATAATTAAAAATATTATGCAATCAAGAGCAATTGACTTTGAAACTAAAAAACAAATTTTAGCAAAGGATTTGTTTATTACTGGCACGGCTTATTATAAAACACATAAAACAGCTAATAATAAAGCTTTTGATTTTGAAGTATTAAATCCTATTCATACGTTCATAGATAGAAACCCAAATAGTGTTTATTTAAAAAATTCTTACAGATCAGTTATAAGACGTTATATGAATAAACATGAAGTGTTAAATAAATATGGACACTTAATGTCTGACGAAAACATAGCTGAAGTTAAAAAACTTGATATTGGAACATCAAGAAATAATAATATTTATTATGTACGTAGTAACGAACTATTTGGTGATCCATTAGATTTCGCAGGAGTTCTTGGTGGAATGGAAACATTGCCAGGAATGCCAATGGATCGTGACGGTGTAAATAGGCTTAACAATTTACTTGAAGTTTTCGAAGTTGAGTGGCTCGATCAAGAAAGAGTAAAAGGAGAATTTATAACTTACAGATACGAAGGTATAAGAATAAACGGTAATATATATGTACCTATAGGCAAGGTTGAAAGTGTTCGTAGTATATCAAATCCAAATGAAACGTGTTTATCTGTTAATGGAATTTTCTTTTCTGACAGAAATTCAGAGCCATTTAGTCTTGTATTAGCTACAGCATCTTTGCAGGATTGATTGTATTTGTCCTGGGTAAACCCTGAGAATTGCTGGGACGTCCTTTTGGGATTATCAGCAGCCGAGCCCTTAATGGGAAGGTTCAACGACTATCGAAAGAATAATTAATCAAGTAGAGTAGGGATCAAGCGATCTCGAAGCACAGGGGCCATATAAATTATGGTATGATATAGTCTGAACTTCGCGGGAAACCGCGAGAGAGGAAGTAGCGAATCCTCGTAACACGAATTGAAATACGATATTTTACACTGGTACAGAGATAACGTCATATCTTCAAGTGGCGTAAAAGGTGATTGGTTGGATGTTTCAATGCTTCCTGATTTTTTAGGAGCAGACATTGTAGATAGAATCAAAAAATTTTATGCTTATAAAAAGCAATTAGGCATTGGCATTATTAATACTTCTCAAGAAGGAAGAGTTTTTAATAATAACACAACATTTGCTGGTTATGATGATAGTTTAAGAGCTGATGTTATACAAGCATTTGACATAGCGATTCAATCAATAGAAAACACTTGTTCTGGAATAACAGGAGTTGGTCGTGAAAGATTAGGTGGTATTGAACAACACGACGCCGTAAGTAATGTTGAGGTTGGAGTTAGAATGTCAGCAATTATTACTAGGCAATATTTCCAAGTTTTGGATACATTAATAAAAGAAATTCTCACTGACTGTTTAAATATTGCTAAAGTAGTTTATAAAAACGGTTATATAGGTTCTAATATTCTTGGAGATAAAATGCAGCAGATATTTACAGCTCTTCCTGAATATTACACATTAACTGACTTTGACATTCACGTTAACGATTCAACAGAAATAACAAAAGATGTTGAGACAATAAAGGCCTTTACTCAAGAATTAATAAAAGCTGGCATTATAGATGCTCAAACAGCGGTTGATTCAATAGACACAAAAAGTCTTACTGAATTAAAAACAGTTGTTCGTTTAGGCTTAAAAGCTCAAGAAGAAAAGAACGGAGAAGCAGCACAATTTAAGCAACAAGTAATGCAACTTGAGCAACAATTAAAACAAGTTCAACAAGCATTACAACAAGCACAACAGCAATTGCAACAAGCACAAAGTCAAGGCGAACAAAGCAAAATGCAGATTGAAAAAGAAAAGAACGAAATTGAATGGTACAAGGCTAAAAACGAAAAGAGTTATAAAGACCAAGACATAGAAGCTAAAAAACAACAGATACAAGCTGAAGTTTTGCAGCTTTACGATGGTAATAATAAAAACGATGAAATAAAAAATATTGTATGATTTCAAAGTTTCAAATAAGCAAGCATGGTCAGTGTGGTTTAACCATTACTGGCCTTGAACTTGACGATCAATACATTTCTGAGGAGTTTTTACTCTTAAGCAAGTATAATTATAAGTTTAGTGAAACTGTGACATTAAATTTGCTTTTAAAGCTGGATCAATTAGGCAATATTGACAGCAAAAATTCTCAATATGAGATTATAGATCATGAAGATTTATGTGTTGATGTTTCAATTTTTAATATGCCATTAGATGGTGTTTATAAAATTATTCATTGCATAATTCCAACTACTAAATGGTTAGAAACCACAAGTGCTGATCCTTCAGCTGTGCCTAGTAATATAATATATTTTGACGGAAAAAATTTTATATTTGAAAAAAAAATTGTATCTTTGGATAACTTTGCAGATCTTGTGGATCTTGAGGACTCAACCATTATTTCGAGTTCTAAGTTAACTTTTAATATGTGCAACATGATTGAATGTTACAATAAAACAAATCAATTTATATTTGATGGTTTATTGGGTGGTTGTAGAACTAACGAAATAAAAGGTAAAGAATACAATCGAGACTTAATTTTTATGGGTCTTAATGTAATAAAATATAATTTAGAACGTGGAGATTATTTCGCAGCGCAAAGGACACTTGATAGATTGATAACTTGTAATTCATTATGTGATCCTAAAATATTAAAATATAATGATTGCGACTGTCACTAAAGATTTAATAATAAGCGAGTTTGAGGAATTTTTGGATAGATCAGAAATTGGTTATATGGACGATTATTCAAATATTATTAGAAAGATTCACTTTTTGGAAAGCTTAAAAGATCTTAAAAATGCACAACCAATTTTTGAATATTTGAAAAATGAATAAACACAGGCTTGCATGTATTCAGGATCTAGACAATTACATCAATAAAAAAGACTTGATAACTAAGCCAGGATATCTTAGCGATCAAGAAATAAGATTGATTAAAGAAATTTTCAACACTGGTTCTGGTGCTGAAAATCAAGATCCAAAAGTAATTTCTGAAATTACATATAATGAGCTTTGCAATTTAATTGCATTTAAAATGCTTGTTCCAGCTAAAAGATACAAAATTTGTGATTTCCAAACAATTTATAACTCAGGATTAAAACATGATGGAAAAATTGATGTTTGGGGTCTTGATGGATCAAAAAATCCAAGTGAAAAAATGCCACTTATAATTACAGCCTCAACATATGAAACTATACTTAGAGATGTAATAATTGTTGGACATGAAGATTGGGAAGTTAGATATGATCCAACAAAGGAAGTTTTTTATACAACAACCGAAATTGACGAAAACACAGGCGAGAAGAAAGAAGTTCAAATACATTCCAAAGGGAAGATTACTTATTTAAAAGACAATTTCAATAATTCTGCATTTTACGATTTTAAAAACATAAAGTTTAGAAGATACAAAGACGAAATAAGCATTAATAGTGATTATCAAGATTTTTACACTTTTTCTGCTATTACTAATGGAAAAATACTTGATGCGTCTTTAAATGATTACACAAGAAATAATACTTTAAAAGAAAGTTGTTATAATAACGTTTTTCTTGTTACAGCTAAAAACAATATTTTTAATAACACTTTTGGTGCAGGTTGTGAAAATAACACTTTTGCCAAAGGCATTAAAAATTCTGACATTAAATGTGAAAGTGACAACAACACTTTTAATTCTCCAGTTAGTAATTTAAACGGTTACATGCGAAATGTAATAGTTAATAGTGACAACGACATTTTAAAGAGTGATTACTTAAAACAAATTACTTATATACAAAAAGACGAAAGCGCGAATTTATCTTCTGAGATTTGTGTTGTTAGTTATTTAGACCCATACTCTTTCGCATGGCAACCAGAAGCATTAGAAACTAAAAATTATCTTTGTAGCGTATGATTGATTTTTACAGTAATTCGCTACCAGAGCTTGAAGTGGTAAAAGAAAAGCAAGTTAAAAATGAAACGAAGCTTTATATATTGAACCATTGTAAAAATAATTTAAAAGTTGATGATGGCAGCGGGAATTTTAAAGTTGAAAATTTGTTTTCTGAATTAAAAACAGAATGTCAAAAAGAAATTGCCAGGCAAAATTTAGGAGTAGAATTTCAAGAAGATTTAAAAATAAACTGGGAAAATATAATAGGAGATCCTTTAAGTTCTAATCTATGGGAAATTATGCATGAAGCTTTAAAATTAAAAGCTGATCTTCAAAGTCCAATTTTAGAAGGATATCCTATGACTCCAGATCCTGACGATTACTGCAATAAAAGTCAGATAGCAAATGTTAGATGGACAGAAAAAACCGCTGAAAGCATAGCAACAAAAATTACAAAAGAACTTGCACCAGAAATTGCTCGTGAAGTAGCAATTGAATTAATAAATAACGCTTTTGATAATTACACACCGCCAAGTTCTGGAGGCGGAGAAACTGCACCATCAACACCTGTTGTTAATAATTATGTTTACTTTGGCATTGAAGACGACATTTCCAAAATGTCAAAAACTACTAATAGCAGTTTTACAATAACCTTAAATAAAGACGAATATTTATTTATTCTTATATATAACAACGACATTGCCAGTTTTTCAGTTAATGGATTTGTTGGTGGTTTTGAGTTAATAGGCAATGTCATTGTTGATAATAAAGAATATTTCAAATATAAAAGTTTTTATTCAGGATTAGGTAAAATAACTGTTAGTATATTATGAATTTTAACAACGGACAAGTTAACTTATGGCGTGGAACATCTACGCCAAACACTCCCTATCATATTTGGCTTGACACATCAGATAACACTTTAAAAATTTTTAACGGTGATGATGACAGGTGCAAAAAAGAATGGGAAGACAAAACAAAATGGGTTTCCATTTCTTCAAGTGGTGAAATTTCAGGAGATGTTGCCGAAGCAATAGAAACACTCCATAAAGTAACCATTAATGGAAAAAACTTATTAGATAATCCGGAGATTCTAGCATCAGATATTAAAATAGGAGCAAATAATAATGTAACGGTTGCTTCTGCAATTAAGGCATTAGACGCTTCTCTTGAAACGCTTATTTATGATTAAGAAATGATAACAAACAAGATTATTTATCTAAAGGATGCAAAGAATTTAGATAAACTGCTTGAAGAAATAAAACCAGGATTAAATCCTGTTATATTTATAGAGTCAACCAAGCAGATTTACACTTGTGGCACATTTTTTAACAGCGGAGATTCAAATGTAAGTATTAATGAAAAGGACGGGAAAGTTTCTTTGACTATTGGGTCAGAGACGATCAATTTTTCTACTCAAGGTTCGGGAATTTCAATTTCTAAGTCTGGAAATTCAATTGTTTTCTCATCTTCTGCTTTAACATCTGGTGAAATAAAAACTGATGATATTTTAGTATGGGATAGAGCAACAAAAAAAATGTCTCATGCTTCTTCTGGAGTAATTGTTGGAAATTATGGCCAGAGTTCAAAAACTGAAAAAGCACAAACATTCGTTGTTCCTAGAATAACGGTAAATTCAACTGGTCATGTAACCAATGCTGAAAATATAACAGTAAGCATTAGAGATCAAGTAGAACAGAAAACAAGTAATGAAAACTTAGATAGACCAATTCTTGCTGCTATTAGTGGAAGTCTTGATTCTGAAACTGGAGAAGTTATAAAATCAAGTGGCGTAACTATAAATACTGCTACTCATGATTTAAAAGTTAAAGGTGGGATATCCGCTGTTAATGGAGGTGTCCGCATTGATTCTGACGGGAACCTTCATATTAAAGGAAATATTATTGTTGACGGAGTCCTCCAAGGGAATTCTAGTGGTACAGCAATTCCTAAAGTTCACTTATCAGATAAACCGCAATATGGCGGAGCCTCAACTGAACTTTACGGACACGTAAGGCTTCAGGATAATTTCGAAAGGAAGAATGGTGTTATTATTGCTCCCAATTCTTCAAGTGATAATAAAGACAATGGAAATGAAGATGTAGTGGCAATTGCAGCTTCACCTTTAATGGTGTATAATGCCCTACAAGAAGCCAAAAAATATGTTACAACAAGCAGCGGCGGTGTGATAATTTCTGGTTATGACTCACAAGGTGAGAAAAGAGAAAATATAAATAATTTAAACTTAACTCATGACTTCGCAATAGATGAAAGCGGGAACGTTTCTCTTGCGTGGTTTAATTTATAATTTTAAATTTTAATTTTTTTTAAAATGGCATATAATAACCAAAAATTAGTGTACGCTTCATCTTTTGAAAGATTGAAACAAGTACACTCTGACTGGAACGCTTCTGGTTCTGGGATTTACAAAGCAGTTGTTTTTACGGCTGATGGTTACATTGTAACACATGGTAAAGCTATAAAAGGTGTTGTAGACTCTGGTTCTGAACAAGGATTACTTAAAGTTGAAATTACAAATGGCTTGTTAAAAGTAATTCATGGTTCAGATGAAGCAGAAATAATGCTTCCTGTACATGAAGTGGAAGGAGCAGAAGGGCTAATTGATACAACAATAGATAATGGTGTAGTAACTGTTAGTCTTGCTAAAGTTAACGTTCAAAAAAGCAATGAAACTCCATCAACTGGTATTGTTGAGGTTTCTTGTGTAGAAGTAGATTCTCACGGAAGAACAACAAAGGTTATTAATAAATCATTTGAATTTGACAAAGTAAAAATTCAAGATACATCAAAAACTGGAAAACTATTAACTGGAAACTCAGGTACTGGTTATGTTGGAACTTCTGATATTTCAATATCTGGTGGTGATTTAACAACTGGTGGTAAAATTACAGCGTCTACAGCAGTAATTGATGGTATAAATGTTGGTGATACTTTAACTTCTCATTCTACAAGAATAACTGATCTTGAAAGTGCAGATAAGGAGATAAGAAATAGTATATCTTCAAATACTACACACATAAATTCAGTTGAGAAGAAAATTGATGATCACGCGAAATTAGCTGCTACAGCATCAGTTCTTGGTAATGTTAAATTATCAGATGCTATCACATCATCGAGTGATTCTGACGCTGGCGTTGCTGCAACTCCTTTTGCTATATCTGCAGCAATAGTAGATGCTAAGAATTACGCGAAAAGTTTAATGTCTACTAACGATGCTTTAGTATTTGCGGGTACTGTTAGCACGGGATTAACTATTCTTTCTGTTGCTAAAGGAATAGAAATTGAAGTTGGCGGATCTCTTGAAAATGTAACAGGTTTAAAAGTTGGTTATACTTTTAAAGTTGCGTCTAATTCTAAACGTAGAAACACGATTAATGGTGTAGCTGTTGAGCCAGGCGATATGTTGATATGCATTAGTGACACTGGAACACTAAGTCAAAAATTCGCTGTAATTCAAGGAAACTTAGATGGTGCCGTTATTTCTTCTGATACGTTCTCAGATGGAACATTAGTTATTACTAGAGGTGGAAAAGAAATTGGAACATTGTCTAATGGAAATTCTGGACAAGTTTTAATGATCGTTAATGGTAAACCTGGATGGGTAAACCAAGTTGAAGTAGTAGCTGGTGAAAATATCACAGTAACTGACACTAACGGCATATATACAATTTCAACTCCTAAATATACAGGAGGTGAAGGTATCACAATAAACGATAAACACCAAGTATCAATAAATCAAGCATCAAGTACAGAACACGGAGGAATCAAGCTTGGAGCTAAAACAGGAACTCCAGTTGAACTTGACAGTTCAGGCCGTGCTTTTGTAAATGTTGATTTATCGAGCGTGTCATTTACTGGTGTTGCTGGTGAAATTGAGATTAACGGAACTCAAATTGGTCTTGCTGGAAAATCTGTAACTGGAGCTTCTGGTGTTAATGTAAACGAAAACGGAACATTTACTGTTGTTGAATCTATAGAAGCTGATTCAAAAGGACGTATTAATAAAGTAACTTCAAAATCGGTTACAATTAAAGATACAACTTATGAAATCGCAACAGCAAGTAAAGCTGGTTTAATTAAAGCTGATGTTAAACAAACAAGGAATAATAATAATAGAGATTATGCGATTTATGTTGACGCTCAAGGCAAAGCTTGGGTTAATGTTCCTTGGACTGATGAGGACACAACATATACTAGCGGAGAAGGTATCTCTGTTGTTGGTAAAACAATAAATATTACAAGAGCTTTAACTAATGAGTTAGGAGGTATTCTTGTTGCTGATGCAAGCGCTGATAAAACAACTCCTGGAACTAATGTAAATTATAATGGCGGAAGTTATGAAATTAAAACAGATTCTAGCGGTTTAGCTTTTGTTGATGTTCCTTGGATTAACTCTTGGCGTGGTGTAACAGTTGCAGGAACAAGCGTTGGTGATAAAGCATTAAAATTTAGTGGTGCTTTTTCTGGAACAGATGGTAACGTAGATTTAGCTTGGTACGAAATATCTTAAAAATATTTTCAAGGTTAACAACAACGGTTGTTAGCCTTTTTTTGTTTTTAAAGTTTGAAATTATCAAAAAATTTCATTAAATTTGCGAAAGCAAATTTTTTAATAACTATGAGATGGATAGCAAAATAAAATTTATTACAGCAAAAACTAAAGCTGCTTTTGAAAAGAACAAAGAAAGTATACCTAAAAAGTCAATTACTTTTATTGAAGACGCTTTAGAAATTTACGCTGACGGAAAATTATACAACACCGTTGAATTACCAAATAATACTCCAACGGTGACTTCATCTTCAACTTGGCTTGGATCTATTAATGGCAAAGGCCTTTATGCCAAGATAGGTGAATATTTAAGTAAAACTGGAACAGCTACGGCTGCAAATAAATTAGAAATTGCAGATACAGGAAATGCATTAACTCCTGTTTATTTTAAAGATGGAGTACCAGTTGCTGGTAATATGATATCTGATACGCATTATGTAAGCGATCTTATAGTTGCAGATTCTGCAACTGCACAAATAACACCAACAACTGCAATTGCTAATGAACAAGTAAGATTAAACTTAATTGAAAATTCAACTGTTAGAAGTTCAATTAATATTAGAGGTGCTGGTTATACTGGAGTAACTAAAGATAAAGAAGGAAGAATTATTATTACTTCTTCTTCTCCAGTAACTAGTGTTGCTGGAAAAACTGGAGCTGTAACATTAGATAAAACAAATGTTGGATTATCTAACGTTGACAATTTAAGTGCTGAAGAAATTTTATTAAAAGATGTTACAACTCAAACGTATTCTGATTCTAACAAAAAGAAAATTGCTAATCTTGAATACGTAAAATCCACTATAAATTCTGCTATTGCTGGAATTTCTGGTTCAATGTCTTTTAAAGGAACAGTTGGTGCAGGTGGTGATGTTTCAAGTCTTCCATTAAGTAACGTTTCAACAGGTGATGTTTACGTAGTAAAAACTGCTGGAATATATGCTAACCAAAACTGCGAAGTTGGAGATATTATAATAGCAACAGCAAGTACTCCAACTTGGACAGTTGTTCAAGCTAACATAGATGGAGCAGTAACTGGACCAACAAGTGCTATAAATGGGAATATTCCTATATTTAATGGAACAACTGGAAAAATAATTAAAGATTCTGGTTTTTCAATCGCTAAATCTGTTCCTAGTGATGCAATATTTAAATATACAGCAGGAGCTGGATTAAAAATTAGCGATTCAACAATTAGTGCTAATTTAAAAGATGAAACACAAGCAACAGTTGTTGCTAGTTATATAAAAGGAACAGATGCTAACAGACTTTATGCTGTACAAAGAGACAGTAACGGAAATTTAGCAGTTAATGTTCCTTGGTTAAGTACAAGCGTTGATCTCTCCAATTATCTTCCATTGTCAGGTGGAACAATGACAGGTGCGATAACTACATTCGCAGGTGCAACTGATAAACCGAATATTATTTCTAACAATGGTAATTTTTACCTCAAATCTTCGGCTGCTGTTGGGTTAATTCCTAATAATGATTTATCAAAAGCTGTAGTAGTAGAAGGTGGCACAGTTAGAGCGTTAACTAGCGGAGCAAGTAAAATAGACATTGGAACAAGTAGTACTAAATTCAAGGATGCTTATTTCAGCGGAATAGTTTATGCTAACTCCTTCAGCGAAAACGGCACTGCTCTAAGTTCTAAATACTTGCAATTAATAGGGGGAACATTAAGCGGAGATATACGTTCCAGTAATGACATATTCCGTATTATAGCCAATAACAAAACCTCAAATACAAATGCCATCTTAGCTCTTTACACATACGCAAATAATACAGGTGTAGGGCAAGGAATATTCCTTAGAGAATCCAACAAGTGCATACTACCTAATGGAGGATGGGTTAGCAACGCTTGTATTGGCGATGAGAACAACAAATTCAAAGACGCTTATTTCAGCGGAACAGTTAATGCTACGACGTTTTCAGGTAACGCTATTAGTGCTAGTTTATTAAAAGGACAAGCTGGTTACGATATGGTTGATAATGACAGGCTTGCAACTCAACTCACTGGAGGGCAGTTTAAATATTATTACGCTGTTCCACAAGCGACAACTGGAATATTTCCTGTAATAAACAATGCAAACGGATTGCTTACGTTAAATACTCACAGTGGAGCTTATCATCATCAACTTGGATTCTCTGCTGATGGCAATATATATCAAAGAGCATTCAATGGGGTTACTCTTAATAATACAAGAGCTTGGAAGCAGATAGCATTCACTGATTCAACCCTTACTGGTAATTTAACTGGAACGTTTAATGGATTGCAATCTTGGAATTTCGAGCGTACTTGGTATCTTGGCGGTTCAACTGATAGTAAACCGTTTGCTGTAATATTAGCTAAAGCTGTTGATGGAACAACTGCTGCAACTGGTTCTTTCTTTGCTGGAAGAGT